CTTTATTGTATGAAATCTAATGATATTGTAATTAAGTATGAATACCAAGGAAACGAAGAAGAATATAATCCAAGCTGGGCAGCGAGCAGTTGAGGAGTTAATCAAAGTAGCTAAAGAAGCTATTGTTGATTCAGATGATGATATATCAGCTGACAGACTTAAAAACGCCGCAGCCACTAAAAAGCTAGCTATATTCGATGCCTTTGAAATACTTAGTCGCATTGAAGAAGAAGAGAACTTATTAAACGATAAACCAAAAGAAGTTAAAGAAGAAAGAACTTTTAGAGGTTTTGCCGAAGGTAGATCTAAGAAGTAATGTACGAACAAACATTATATAAAGTATTAAAAGATCACGTAAAACCTAAAGTTTTAAATCGTATGAACCGTTATAAAAAATGGGAGTATGGATATAACAAAGAGCATGATATTATTGTTATAAGTAGAGACGGTATAATAGGTGATATATACGAAATACAAAACTTAAAAATAGCTTTACCTAAAGCTAAAAAAATACATAAGTTTGAAACTAATAAATGGGAGTATACGGAATACCCTAAAGTATTAAAAAAAATAAAGTCTGTATTTGATTGGGAAGAATATCCGTTAGACTTTAAGGAAAAATGGTATGATTACATCGATAATGAGTTCGTCCGCAGGGAAGAAGGCTTTTGGTTCTATAATAAGAATGTGGCTACTTACATTACTGGTACTCACTATATGTACTTGCAGTGGTCCAAGATTGATGTTGGGCAACCAGATTTTAGGGAATCAAACAGATTATTCTACATATTCTGGGAAGCTTGTAAGGCCGATCATAGGTCATATGGAATGTGCTACCTTAAGAATAGACGATCTGGATTCTCATTTATGGCGTCCGGGGAGTGCGTTAATATGGCAACCATATCAAGCGACTCTAGGTTTGGAATATTATCTAAATCTGGACCTGATGCGAAGAAGATGTTTACAGACAAGGTGGTACCGATATCGGTTAATTACCCCTTCTTTTTCAAACCAATTCAGGACGGAATGGACCGTCCAAAGACAGAACTTGCGTACAGGGTACCCGCGACGAAATACACGCGTAAGAAGCTCGAGACCAACGAAACGCTACGTGAACTCGACGGTCTTGACACCACGATCGACTGGAAAAATACGGGCGACAACTCGTATGACGGTGAGAAGCTCAAACTCCTCGTCCACGATGAGAGCGGCAAGTGGGAACGCCCGACGAACATCCTCAACAACTGGAGGGTCACGAAAACCTGCTTACGATTAGGTAGTAGAATTATAGGTAAGTGTATGATGGGTTCAACTAGTAACTCATTAGACAAAGGTGGTGATAACTTTAAAAAACTATATAATGACTCAGATGTTACACAACGAAACGCGAATGGACAAACTCGTTCTGGATTATATAGCTTGTTCATACCTATGGAATGGAACTACGAAGGATACATTGATTCTTATGGCTTACCTGTCTTCGATACACCAGACAAACCTGTTGAAGGACCACAAGGTGAAATTATAGATTTAGGTGTAATAGAATATTGGGATAACGAAGTTGAAGGTCTTAAAAAAGACCAAGATGCTTTAAATGAGTTTTATAGACAATTTCCAAGAACTACCAAGCACGCTTTTAGAGATGAGTCAAAAGAATCTTTATTTAATCTAACTAAGATTTATGAGCAAATAGATTTTAATGAAGATCTTAAAAATTCTATAAATATTACTAAAGGTAATTTCATGTGGCAAGATGGCGTACAAGACAGTCAAGTTTTGTTTATGCCAAATAACAATGGTAGATTTTTAATAACATGGGTTCCACCTGTTAATATGCAAAACGCCGTAATAACTAAAGGAGGTATTAAATATCCTTTAAATGAAAACTTAGGGGCTTTTGGTTGTGATCCTTACGATATATCAGGTACGGTAGATAAAAGAGGTTCAAAAGGATCTTTACATGGTCTTACAAAGTTTTCAATGACAGATACGCCACCTAATCATTTTTTTTTAGAATATATAGCTAGACCTCAAACAGCTGAAATATTTTTTGAAGATGTTCTTATGGCTTGTGTTTTTTATGGCATGCCAATACTTGCAGAAAATAATAAACCTAGACTTTTGTATCATTTTAAAAGAAGAGGTTATAGAGGTTTTTCAATGAACAGACCTGATAGAAAAAGAAACAAGCTTTCTGTAACTGAAAGAGAGTTAGGTGGTATACCTAATTCTAGTGAAGACATTAAACAAGCTCACGCAGCTGCTATTGAGTCTTATATAGAAGATTTTGTAGGTTTAAAAGAAACAGGATATGGTGATGTTTATTTTCAAAGAACACTTGAAGATTGGGCAAAATTTAATATAAACAATAGAACTAAGCATGATGCCTCTATTAGTTCTGGATTAGCTTTAATGGCTTGCAATAAACACAGATATGTGCCTAGTGCTCCTGTTAGTTTAAAAGCTGTTGATTTAGGAATAAAAAAATACGATAATAGAGGAAGTACATCAAAAATAATAAGTTAATGAATATATATACTAATACTAGAAGTGCATTTCCTAGCCAAGTAGTTAGTGACCAAGAGAAATCAAGTATTGAATACGGTAGACAAGTAGCACAAGCTATAGAAGGTGAATGGTTTTCTCAAGGCAGAACTACAGGTAATAGATATTTAACTAATTGGAATAACTTTAATCAATTAAGACTTTACGCTAGAGGTGAACAAAGTGTTCAAAAATATAAAGATGAGTTATCTATTAATGGTGATTTGTCTTATCTTAATTTAGACTGGACGCCTGTGCCTATTTTATCTAAGTTTGTAGATATAGTTGTAAATGGTATATCTCAAAAATCATACGATGTAAAGGCTTATGCTCAAGATCCAGAATCAGTTAGAAAAAGAACTGATTACGCTACAAAGTTATATGAAGATATGATATCTAAAGAATATCTTTTAAACTTAGAACAAACACTAGGTATTGACGCATATCAATCACCAAGTAAAGATGTAATACCTGAAAATCCTGATGATTTAGAACTGCACATGCAGTTAAGTTATAAGCAGTCTATAGAAATAGCTCAAGAAGAAGCTATATCTTCTGTTATGGCTAAAAATAAATATAATCTTACTAGAAGAAGATTAAACATGGATTTAGCAGTTATAGGAATAGCCGCTGTTAAAACAGATTTTAATACAGCTAATGGTGTTACTGTTGATTACGTTGATCCAGCATATATGGTTTATTCTTATACTGAAGATCCTAATTTTGAAGATATATACTATGTTGGTGAGGTTAAATCACTAACCATACCAGAGTTAAAAAAAGAATTTCCAGGTATACCAGAAGATGAATTAAAAATGATTCAAAATACTCCTGGTAATAAATCATACATAACTGGATACGGTAATTATGACAATAATACTGTTCAGGTTTTGTATTTTGATTACAAAACATATAATGATCAGGTTTTTAAAATAAAACAAACTGATCAAGGTTTATTAAAAGCTATTGAAAAACCAGATACTTTTAATCCACCAGAAAATGATAACTTTGAAAGAGTGTCAAGATCGATAGAAGTTTTATATAGTGGTGCTAAAGTATTAGGTACTAATATAATGTTAAACTGGGAATTGTCTAAAAACATGACAAGACCTATGTCTGATACTACTAAGGTAAAAATGAATTATGCTATTTGCGCGCCTAGAATATATAAAGGTAGAATAGAATCTTTAGTTAGTAGATGTACTGGTTTTGCTGATATGATTCAGTTAACACATTTAAAGCTACAACAGGTTATATCTCGTATGGTACCAGACGGTGTTTATTTAGATATGGACGGGTTAGCTGAGGTTGATCTTGGTAATGGTACTAATTACAATCCAGCTGAAGCATTAAACATGTATTTTCAAACTGGTTCTGTAGTTGGTAGATCACTTACACAAGATGGTGAAATGAATGCTGGTAAAGTTCCAGTTCAAGAATTACAAAGTGGAAGTGGTAATGCTAAAATAGCAAGTTTAATTCAAACATATCAATATTATTTACAAATGATACGTGATGTAACGGGATTAAACGAAGCTAGAGACGGTAGTCTTCCTGATCGTAATACATTAGTTGGATTACAAAAACTAGCAGCTAATGCTTCTAATACTGCAACTAAACATGTTTTACAGTCTAGTCTTTATTTGACGCTTAGAATATCAGAAAATATTGCTTTAAAAGTAGCTGATGCATTAGAGTTTCCTTTAACTAAAAATGCTTTACAAAATTCAATATCTACTTTTAATATAAAAACATTAGAAGAAATAGTTAATTTAAATCTTCATGATTTTGGTATATTTTTAGAACTAGAACCAGATGAAGAAGAACAAGCTCAATTAGAACAAAACATCCAAGCTGCTATACAACAAGGTGGTATTAATCTTGAAGATGCTATAGATTTAAGACAAATTAAAAATCTTAAATTAGCTAATCAAATGCTTAAAGTAAAGCGTAAAGCTAAGCAGAAACAAGACATGGAAATACAACAGTCTAACATACAAGCTCAAGCAGACGCTCAAGCTTCAACTGCTGAAAAAACAGCTATGGCTGAAGTTCAAAAACAAGAAGCAGTAAGCAACACTAAAGTTCAATTTGAACAATCTAAAAATCAAATGGAAATTGAGCGCATGCAAGTTCAAAACGAACTTGAAATGCAAAAAATGCAAAGAAGATTTGAGTTTGATATGCAGTTAAAGCAGATGGACATGCAAGCTGTTGGAGAAAAAGAAAAAATGATAGAAGACAGGAAAGACAAGCGTATTAAAATGGAGGGTACGCAGCAAAGTGAAATGATAACACAAAGAAATGTAGATGGACCTCCAATAGATTTTGAACAAGATGTAGACGTAGATATGAACGCGTTTGCTTAATTTTTATTTAATTATTTAATTATATTATATTATGTCAGAAGTAAAAACAAATGAACCTGTTAAACAGGAAGGTGACTTTAAATTAAAAACAAAGAAAACACCAAAAAAATTAACTGAAACAAAGGATAATGTTACAAAAGTAAATATAAATCCTAAAGAACCTTTAGTTGAAATTGAAAGCAACATAGCTAAAGTAGAAATTAAAAAAGAAAACGATGCCATTCAAATCGGAGAAACAAAGGAGGTATCTGTGGAAGAACCATCCGGAGATAGCGCAGAGATGGGAGAACCTATACAAGAGTCCAACGAGACTACTCAAGGGTTTTCTCCGATCCAAGAAGTAACAGAAGCTGAAGTTAAACAAGTTGAGGCGGAAGTTAAAGAAGCTATAAGAGATGAAAAAGTATTAGGCAAACCATTGCCAGAAAACATTGAAAAACTAGTTGCCTTTATGGAAGAAACTGGTGGAACAATAGAAGATTTTACTCGTCTTAATGCTGACTATAGCAATGTAGATGATAAAACTCTTATTAAAGAGTATTACAAAAAAAATAAACCTTATTTAGATTCTGAAGATCTTGATCTTTTGTTAGAAGATTTTGACTACGATGAAGACATAGATGAAGATAAGGATATACGCAAAAAGAAACTTGCGTTTAAAGAAGAAGTTGCAAAAGCCAAAAACTTTTTAGAGGAAACCAAGAGTAAATATTACGACGAGATCAAGTTGAGACCGGGCGTTACTCAGGAACAACAAAAAGCTATGGATTTTTTCAATAGATATAACAAGGAGCAAGAACAAGCTGAGCAACAGCATCAAATGTTTAGGGATAGTACAAAAAAGCTTTTTAGCGATGATTTCAAAGGTTTTGATATCAGTGTTGGTGAAAAGAAATATAAGTATAATATTCAAAACAAGGATAAAGTTGCAGAAAACCAGTCTAATATAACAAACCTCGTTGGGAAGTTCCTAGACGAAAACGGTAATGTTAAAGATGTTAATGGTTATCATAAAGCTATTTATGCTGCTGAAAATGTAGATAAAATTGCCTCTCATTTTTATGAGCAAGGAAAAGCAGACGCTGTAAAAGACGTTGTAAACAAATCAAAAAACTTGAGTGACACTAAAGCTAGGACTACTCAAGGCGATGTGTTTATTGGCGGATTTAAAGTTAAAGCTATTTCAGGTGCTGATTCTACAAAACTTAAAATAAAAACTAAAAAATTTAACTAATAAAAACTTAAAATTATGAGTTTAACTCCTCAATTTGGTAGTATTATTCCATCTCAAACACAAGAGATTACTAATAGTAACTACTTAAAATTTAATGACGGTGGTGCTGGAAACACTGACACATTTGCTCAGCAGTATTTACCTGAAATTTATGAACAAGAAGTAGAGCGTTATGGAAACAGAACGTTATCTGGATTCTTAAGAATGGTTGGCGCTGAAATGCCAATGACATCTGATCAAGTAATTTGGTCTGAGCAAAACAGATTACACATCTCTTATAAAGATTGTACTCTTAGTGGCGCTGGTAATAACACTATTACTGTTGCTCCTGCTGCTACAATAACTACTATACAAAATGTAATATCAAAAAATGATACTGTTGTTGTATTAGATCCTGTTACTGGGTTAGAAGGTAAAGCTATTGTAACTGCAAGTACAGTAGGTGTTCAAGGTGCGACTGCTGGTAGTATTACTGTTTCATTGTTTAACGGTAATAACTTAAACACAGCTGGTTCAGTTTTTACATCTGGATCCGTAAAAGTATTTGTATATGGTTCTGCTTATGAAAAAGGTGTTGCTTTAGATAGAAACACAGTAGCTGCTGGGAATCCAACTGATGGTTATGTATCAGTAGATCCTCAGTTTACTCAATTTTCAAACACTCCAATCATTATTAGAAGTCAGTACGTAGTATCTGGTTCTGATATGGCACAAATTGGATGGGTAGAAGTTGCAACTGAAGATGGTGCTTCTGGATATTTATGGTATTTAAAAGCTGAGTCTGAAACAAGACTACGTTTTGAAGATTACTTAGAAATGTCTATGGTAGAATCTGAAAAATCAGCTTTAGCTGGTGCTGCAAAATTACCTGGATCTGAAGGTTTATTTGCTGCTATTGAAGATCGTGGAAATGTACAAGTAGGATTTACTGCTGCTGCTGGAATCGATGACTTTGATGCTATTCTTAAAAACTTAGATACTCAAGGTGCTATTGAAGAAAACATGCTTTTCTTACAAAGACAAACAGCTCTTGATTTTGATGATATGCTAGCTGCAATCTCTGGTGGAACTGCCGGTGGTACTGCATTTGGTTTATTTGAAAACTCAGAAGAAATGGCATTGAACTTAGGGTTCAGCGGTTTCAGAAGAGGTTCTTATGATTTCTACAAAACTGATTGGAAATACTTAAATGACGCTTCAACTCGTGGCGCTATCGACGGAATTAATTCTATCGAAGGTGTATTAATACCTGCTGGAACATCAACTGTTTACGATCAAGTATTAGGAACTAACATCCGTAGACCTTTCTTACATGTGCGTTATAGAGCTTCACAAGCTGATGACAGACGTATGAAGTCTTGGTTAACAGGTTCTGCTGGTGGCGCGTTTACTTCAACTCTAGATGCTATGGAAGTTAACTTCCTATCTGAAAGATGTTTAGTAACACAAGCTGCTAACAACTTTGTATTATTCAAAGGAATCTAATAATGATTCAACACTAATAATATCCCCGTCTTCGGGCGGGGTATTATTTTATTAACTATTTAATTTTATTATATCATGGCTAAAAAAGCTCAAGCAGTAGAAAATGTAGAGGTTGCACCTCAACCTTTGGTTACAAAAACACCAAAAAAACCCGCAAAAAATGCGTGGGAAATAAAAGATAGATTTTATTATTTAACAAATAATAAATCTCCTTTAACTTTTACAATACCAAGTAAGCATACTAGAAAACACGCTTTATTGTATTTTGATAAAAATACAGGTAAGCAAAAAGAAATTAGATATGCAACTAATCAAGATTCACCATTTGTAGAAGAACAAAAAGGTGAAGCAACACTTGGTCATATTATGTTTAAAGACGGCGATTTAAAAGTTCCAAAAGAAAAACAAAATTTACAAAAACTACTTTCTTTATATCACCCATTAAAGGGTAAAATGTATCAAGAATTTAGCGCAGTTGAAGAAGCTATAGATCAATTAGATATATTAGATTTTCAGATTGACGCTTTAAATGCGGCTAGAAACATGGATATAGATCAAGCAGAAGCTATTTTAAGAGTTGAAAAAGGCTCTGAAGTAAATAGCATGAGTTCTAAAGAAGTAAAAAGAGATATTCTTTTGTTTGCTAGAAATAGCCCACAATTATTTATTAGCTTAGCTAATGATGATAATGTTCAATTAAGAAATATAGCTATTAAAGCTACTGAAATTGGTATAATTAATTTATCGCCTGATCAAAGAACATTTACATGGGGATCAAACGGTAGAAAATTAATGAACGTACCTTTTGACGAAAACCCTTACTCAGCATTTGCTGCTTTCTTAAAAACAGATGAAGGTGTTGAGATCTATAAATCTATAGATAAAAAACTATAAAAACAAGTGATACTATAACAGAGGCGGTTTCGGCCGCCTTTATAGTATAAATAAAAAATTAATATGGCAGTAAGCGTAAATACAGTATACACAACAGTCTTGTATATATTAAACAAAGAACAAAGAGGTTATGTAACACCAGCTGAATTTAATAGTATTGCTGATTTAGTACAAAAAGAAATATTTCAATCGTACTTTCCCGACGGTAATCAAGTTAATCGTCAAAATCAAAACAACACACAAAACGATACAGAGTTTTTTAATATGTATAAAGATATAGCTTATAAGTTATATCCTTTTGAAAAAGAAATTTCTTTTACTTATAATACAGCAACAGCTGATTTTTACAATAATACTACTAATGAAATATATAAAATAGGTGAAGTAATAACCACGTATAGTGGTCAACCTCAGTATAATTCTATAACACAATTAGTCAGTAAAAAAGATTTTGATAAAATAACAAGATCTAAATTAACAGCTCCCACAAAACAATATCCTTTGTTTTATACTACAAACTCCCTTATAAACGGCGTAAATCAATTAGCTTTAAAAATATTTCCTATTGCTTCTAATGCGCTAGATTCTGTAAGCGTTAATTGTTTAATAAACCCAACTTCACCTAGATGGGGTTATACACTTGGTAGCGTTGGTCAATATGTGTTTACACCAACAACAACATTAAATTCTAGTTCTGTAGATTTTGAATTAGATATATCTGAACAAATTAATATAATTATAAATGTATTAAAGTATTTTGGCGTTGTTATAAACGATCCTACTATTATAGATGTAGCAGCTCAAGAGGCGCAAGCAGCTGAAATAAACATAAAATCTTAAATAAATGAGTTTAGTAACAGAAACAAATCAACAATATTATCAAGGAGCGCAACCATTTGTAGTTACTGCAGCTTCTGGACAAACTGCTTTTGTCACAACATTTGATACAGATTTAATATTTGGATCTTCTGATCCAACAAGCGTTGATTATGCTTTAAATAATTTTAAAGTTTATACTAGCACAAGTGGGATACCTGGTAGCTTTAATGAATATACTTCAACCTACACAGTATCAAATAATACAATTAATTTTCCTGGAGGATCTCCAATACCTCAAAACTCCTATGTTGTTGTTCAATTAAAAACATTAGATGGTGGTAAATATGGTAACTCTGCCGCTGGAACTGGTTTTGATGCTTTTGGTGACACTGTAGAAGAAAACTATGGAGGTTATGAGTATATAACTTTAAATGATGCTATAGATAATTTTATGGTTGGTTATGTAGGCGATGGTAAAATATTACAAAGAGCAGATAAGTCAGATGTGTTATTTTTTGCTAAAAGATCTTTGCAAGAATTTAGCTATGATACACTAAAAAGTATACATTCTCAAGAATTAACAATACCTGCATCGTTAAGTGTTGTTCTTCCTCAAGATTACGTAAATTACGTAAGAGTTTCTCGTATTGATGAATTAGGTATTAAAAGAATAATATATCCTGTAAATAATCTTACAATAAATCCCTACAATAATCCAGTTCAAGACACAGCTGGTATTCCTACTCAAGATAATTTTGGAGAAGATATCGAAGGTACTTCAATAACAGAAGATCGTTGGAAAAATGCTAATTTAGATTTGTTAAACTTTAATCTTTTAAATAACTTTGACGATTTTGCTTATTGGTGGAATTTATACGGTTTTGACGGTAATTTCAATACTGGTAAATTATATGGTTTAGATCCACAGACTTCTCAAATAAACGGTTGGTTTAGTATAAATCACAGAGAAGGAAAAATGTCTTTTTCAAATGGATTAGCAAATAAATTAATTGTATTAGAATACATATCTGATGGTTTAGGAACTGATTTAGATACTAAAGTTCCTAAGCTTGCTGAAGACGCTTTATACGCGTCTATACTTTATAATATAGTATCTGTTAGGGCTAATCAAGATCCTAACAATATAATGCGACTTAAAAGAGACAGAAGTGCTAAATTAAGAAATGCTAAAATAAGATTATCTAATATAAAGCTTGATGAAATAGTTCAGGTTATGCGAGGTAAATCTAAATGGATAAAACACTAAAATTTAATGGCAGAAGTTAAAAATTCGTTTTTATCGTCTAAAATGAATAAAGATTTAGACGATAGATTAATTCCCAATGGTGAATACAGAAACGCTGTAAATGTTTCTATTAACAAATCAACCGGAGAAAACGTAGGTACAGCGCAAACTGTTTTAGGTAACGAACAAACAATAGATTTCAGCACTTCTTTAAACGCTGCTAGTTTAGAGGTTATAGGTGTTTTTCCTGACGAAGTTTCTAATACTATATATGCTGTATTAACAAATAATATAATAGATCCATATGTTCCAACCGGAGCCGTTGGTAATAACACTGATTATCCTGCTAATCAAAGTTCTATAACAAACGGACCTATAGAAATAACAGCAGCAGGTGCTACATATACAAACGAGATAAATGGTACAACAACCGCTGTATCGGGTTCTGGTACAGGGTTAACAGTTTCAGTTACAGTTGATGGATCTGGAGCAATAACAGAAGCCGTGATTCAAACTTTTGGTTCTGGTTATGCTATAAATGATGTTGTTCAAGTAAACGGTGGTAATTCAGCAGCTAGATTAACTATTAAATCTCTTTTACCAAATGATCATTTTATAGTCGCTTACAATATAACAACTACAAATCTTGTTACTATAGTACAAGGTTCTTTTTTAAACTTTTCAACATTATATCCTATCACGGGTATTAATTTGTTAGAAGAATTATTGTTTTTTACAGATAATAGAAACCAACCTAGAAAAATAAATATAACTAGAACACCTCCGTATTATACAACAGAAGATCAAATATCTGTTGCTAAATACTATCCATATGAAACAATAGAGTTATATCAACCAAGTTCTATTGCTGGCGCTGTTGTTCAGACAGAAACAATAAATGCTGTATCTAATAGCAATGTTATAACATTTAATCCTGCGGCTAGCGGCACTGCTCCAACAATTTCTTTAGGTGTAACAGGAATAGCAGCAACTTTATTAGCAGCGGGTCAAGGATATGCAGTGGCAGCTAGTGTTCCTGTAGAAGGAGGATCTGGAGCAGGTTTACTTATTCAAATTCTAACAGTTTCTGCATCAGGTCAAGGCATTGCAACTTTTCAAATAGTTAATGAAGGCGTTGGATATGTAACAGGTGATGTAGTAACAGTTGTTCAAGGATCAAGTAGTAATACAGCTGAATTAACAATAAGTGTAGTAAAAGAAAATACTTTTATAACAGATGTAACAAATTGGCCAAACTCAATAATTGTTAATCAAACTCAAGATCTTCCTGCTGGAATGAGTGTTAAGCTTTCAGAGCCTGAAACCACTATGCAGGATGCTATAAGTGAGTATCTTCCTGTTGAAGCAAATGCTGGAGGAACAGGTTTTTTTTCAGTTCTTTCTCCAACAAATTTTGAAGTAGCAATAGAGTCTTATGTTGGTTCTAGTGAAATTATTGGTTCTAATATATTTTTAAAAAATGCATCGGGAAATTATATAGATACAAATATAAAAGTTGTTGGAAAAACAACTTCAGGAACTGATTTTGTTATAGTAGCCAGTGCTAGTTTAAATGGTTTCTCAGAGTACGCAGCAAATGCTGTTGTTAGATTTGCAATACCAAATCCTTATTTCAATCAAGTATTTAAAGACAATGGAAATATAGATTTTCTTAGTGATAAGTTTGTAAGGTTTTCATATAGATATAAGTTTGATGACGGCGAATATTCTTTAATGGCACCTTTTACTCAACCATGTTTTATACCAGAGCAAGATGGTTATTTTATTGGAGCCGATATAAATGGTGATGGTGTTTCTGATACTGAGAAAGCTTACAGAAGTACAGAGGTTGGTTTTATGGAAAATAAAGTTAATAAAATACTTTTAAATATACCTTTACCTTCAGATGCAAATTCTTTAAGTTATAATTTTAAAGTAACAGAAATAGACATATTATATAAAGAGTCAGATCAAACAAGTATAAAAGTAGTTGACTCTGTTCCTCTTCTAAATAACGTTCAAGGTACTAGCGATTATTATCAATATGAATATGGTTCTAAACCCCCATTTAAAACACTACCACAAAGTGATACTGTAAGAGTTTTTGACAAGATACCTGTAAAAGCAGCATCTCAAGAAATAGCTAGCAATAGGGTTATATATGGTAATTTTCAAGACAAACACACTCCTCCATCTTTTTTAAATTATACACTTGCGACAGGAGCTAAAGGTGTTATTGGAGCAACTGTAGATCCAAAGTTTACAATATCAGAAAACAAAGTAACTAATTATACTAGCATAGTAGAATATCCAAACGCTTCACTTAAAGAAAACAGAACATATGAAGTAGGTGTAGTATTGGCTGATAGATTCGGGAGACAGTCTACTGTTATTTTTTCTAGAACAAAACTTTCTCTTCTGCCTAGTTTTATTGCGTCTTCAACTTATTCTCAATATAGATCTCTTGCAGATAATGAAAATACTTCTACAAATCCCTCAGGAGGAATTTTAAATTTCGATGGAGATTCCTTAAAAATACAATTTATAGACATTATAAATAGTTTTAAAAATCAAACAACAGGCGCTCCTGGTCTTTACAATGGTAATGCTAATTCTCAAGACTATAATCCTCTTGGTTGGTATTCTTTTAAAATAGTTGTAAAACAAACAGAACAAGATTATTATAACGTTTATATTCCAATGGCAATGGCAGCTTATCCTTTAGATAGTACTAAGGAAATAAACACAACATCTCACATAGTTTTATACAACGACAATATAAATAAAGTACCTAGAGATTTACAAGAAGTTGGACCTACTCAAAGAGAGTTTCCTAGTAGCGTTAGAATGTTTGGTAGAGTAAACAGTACTAATATTAGTCAAACAGGTCAATTTTATCCAGGTAGATCAGCTAGTTTATCTACAACAATAGCTACTATAAAAGATTTATTTGATTTTGAAGAATTCCCTGTTTTAAGTGCAAATCAATATGTTTTTTATAACTATGATTATACAGGTGGTGCTGGTGCTACTTCTGGTACTGATTTTACTACATCTGATGGTAGTTCTTTAATAGCTAGAATAGAAAGTTCAAATGATACTAGGTTTGGAATAGCAGTTCCAAGTGGTGGAAAGTTTTCTGGAAAACCTCAATTAAATGTTTTTGAAACAGCACCAACTATTTCTAATTTAGATATATACTACGAAACATCAACAGCTGGAAGAATAGATTTATTAAATAAAGCTATAGCCGAAGGTCCAGCAGCTAATGTATTTACTACATTAACAGACTTTGTTTTTATATTAAATGAAGGTTTCATAGGAAGAAATGCAGATCCCTCTAATGCAGCTTCATTTAATCTTAACACAAGATGCACGACTCCTTTTCAGCCTGTAAATTTTAATGGTGCTCCTTTAGGTGTAGCTTCAGAAAACGTATGTGAGCTTTTATCTATTGTTAACCAAAATGGTAGTGAAAACAATGAAGAGGGAATTCCATATTTTGTAAGTCCTAGCACAGGTGTTTCATCTGATGGTATTTTTGGTGTTGAACAGGTTTTAGACAACTCTGGTATCGCTACCGGTGCGTTTAGAATTGTATTAACTAAAGCTGGCTCAGCAGACGGTGGAACCGGAGCTCCTGCAGTCGCTACAACTCCTGGTCTTGTTGTTGCTGGTGGAAATGGTAATACAGATTCTTATAATTATACTTTTGTTTTAAAATTTGAAAATCAAGCAGCTGCAGAGCCTTTTATTTTTGAATTTACTGGAACACTAGAAAATTTATTTCCTCCGTCAACATGTCCACTACCTACGCCTTCCGGTGGAATTCAAGTAGTAGATATAGATGCAAATAAAAGTTATCCATGCTGTTGCACTAACGGAGGTTGTAATCCTGTGGCAATACCTCCTACTGTTTTTGATTTAGCAGAAGGTCAAATTGGACCTCTTTTTGGTGTTACTTGTCAAAATGGATCTGGTACTGATAGTTTAGACAGGTTAGATATGACTTTTGCTATTACAAGATTAATAGAAACTACTGTTTCTGGAATAGACATTGTATATGATACTCCAGCTGAAATAGAGCAGAGATTTATTATAACTCAAGGTCCTGGACCAGCAGGTTTTCCAGCGCTTTCTAATCAACAAGCGGTAATAAGTGTTCCGCAACAAAACCTTTTAAATAATAATATAAAATATGTTCTTACTATAAGAGCATGTGATGGTGGCACGCCTAATCTATGTCAGTTTTGTGATATAACATTTGAATTCTTAGAGCAACCTGTTGTTATATTTGATAATGGTTTCGCAGCCATTGTTCCTGCACCACCAGCACCACCTCCAATTTTACCTGGCGGTGTACTTTCTAATAGATATAGTTATGATGTTTGTCAAGGTAGATACTGGAGTCCTACTGGAGGTCAAGGTCCAATTCCTAGTACCGCACAGTCAATGGTGTATTTTCCAATTAATGTTCAAACTCTTTATGCAGACGTTAAATTCAGACTTGAAGGTGTTATATATAATGCAGCTAGTACCGCCGAAGCGGTGATTTCAGGTGATGTTGCAATTAATATTGTGTTTAATGAAAGCGGATATAATGGAACTCCTTTACAAGTGCAAAACCCTAGTGCAACCGGTGTTTATCCTACAGCAAATGGTATTAAACATACAATATCGGGTCCAATAACAATACCAGCTAGTGGGGTGGTTAATTTCACATCAACCAGTACTCTTAGATTAAACGTAACACAAGGTAGTGAAGGGTGGGGATCTCAAGGTAGTGGTGATAATACAAATGTTGGAATGAACGTTTTTATTGGTGGATTTGGAGGTGATGAACAATGCTTTGGAAATACTAAAAAACCAGTTGTTGAAGTACGTTTAAGAGCTATGGTACCATAGTAAAAAAAATAAATAAAAAGTAATAATAAATATGGCAGCTATTTTAGAAGTAAAGTATTTTAATTCTTTTATATTAAAGAATCAGGTTCCAAATGTTGTAAGTTCTGTTAGAGACTTTCCATCTGATATTTGGAATGGATCTCATGGTATACCAAAACAGATAGGTGGTTTTCCAATAGAACAAAACCTTAACTATAATCGTAGTTGGTATTTAGAAGAATCAAGAATAAGAGCTGGATTTAATAACACATCAACTGATTATGGCGTTAGAGCTTATTTAGTAGAAGAAGAACCAAATTCTAGCATAAGATTTAATTCTTTAATATATTCTGGAATTTATAACTCTAGAACAGGTGTAAATAATACAAATGTATTTAGTGTTGCTGAAGAAATAACTAAAAGTTTAGACCCAGCAAATGGTTCAATACAAAAGCTTTACGCAGAAGATACTAATTTAATAATATTTCAACAATATAAAGTAAATAAAGCTCTTATAGATAAAGACGCTATATACAGTGCAGAAGGTGGTGGTCTACCTGTTAGTTCTTTTAAAACTGTTATAGGTCAAATAGTACCTTTTCAAGGTAATTACGGTATTGGAAATAATCCTGAAAGCTTTGCTGTTTATGGGTACAATAAGTATTTTGTAGATCCAAATCAAAGCGTTGTTATGAGATTAGGACCTCAAGGTTTAGAAGAAATATCTAGAGCAGGTATGAACGGATTTTTTAGAAACCAAATAATTAATGTAAATAGTTCTTCTGCTGGTTTAGGTAAATTAATAGGTGGCTGGGACATTTATAATAAAGAATATGTTTTATCAATTCAGCCTTCTGATAGTGCTTTAGAATTATCTGAACCTACTTTATCTTATGACGAAAGAGCTCAAGGTTGGATTAGTTTTTATAGCTACAAACCTAGTCAATCATTTAGTATAAGAAACCAACATTATACAACAAACAGAAGTGCATTGTTTTTACATAACGCTCAAAATAATATTTATAATACTTTTTACGGCGTTTCAACTCCTTCATCTATAAATTTTACTTTTAATCCTCAGGTTAGTAATTCAAAAGTATTTAATACCGTTAATTATGAAGGTTCTAATGGTTGGCAAGTTAATTTTTTTGTTTCTGATGAAACAGGACCAGGTAATTATAGTTCTAGTTCAGGTTTTACCACAGATACAACGGCTCAAGTTTTAAGTTACATGCAAGGAGCTTATGATTCTTCAGTTCCTCCATTAACAGGCGCTGCAGCTCTTACAGCAACAGCTATTCAACCTGTTTTTAGAGCAGGTTTTTATAGAAAAGAAAACAAGTATTGCGCTAATTTAATAAATAATAGTTTAGCGGCAGAAAACGAAATAATTTTTGGAGATCAAATGTCTGGAATTAAAGGGTTTTTTGCAAATGTAAAAATATCAACAGACACAGTAACAGATCCTAATGGTTTTAAAGAACTATTTGCAGTATCATCTAATTACACTTTCTCAAGTGGATATTAATAATAAAAATAAAAAAATATGGCAATAGCAGCAATGGCAATTGGTGGCGCTCTTAAAATAGCAGGTGGGATATTTGGGTCTAGAGCGGCTAAAAGAAGAGCTAGAGCCTTAGCTAGACAATTAAAAAAAGAAAACGCTAAGCTTAATCAGCTACAAAACTCTAGACAACAAATTGTAAATCCTTACAGCGGCGTTACAGACGTATCAGCACTAGCTAAAGATCTTTCTAGTAAAGTTTCTAATCCTTTTGCAAATTTAAGTGTTTCCACAAAAGCAGCTGAAATACAAATAGAGCAATCTGATATTGCTTTAGCGAATACATTAGACACGTTAAGAGCAACAGGTGCTGGCGCTGGTGGTGCAACCGCGTTAGCTCAAGCAGCTTTGCAAAGTAAACAAGGTGTAGCAGCTAGTATTGAAACTCAAGAAGCTCAAAACGAAAAACTAAGAGCTCAAGGACAACAAGCAATGGAGCAGCAACAATTGGCTGATGCCCAAAGAATACAAGGTATACAAATATCTGAAGCTGGTAGAACTCAACAATTGCAAGGTATGGGTGAAAACATTAAATTGCAAATGACAGAAAATAGAGAGCAAGATAATATAAACTACCAAAGAAATAAAATTGCAGCTTTAATGGGTGCTAAGCAAGCGGCTCAAGCATCATCTTCAAATATGATGATGGGTGCAATTAGCGGTCTAGGTGACGCTGCCTTATCATTTGGACAAGGTAAATTAGGATGTTAAGATATAACACATGGAAAATAAAAATATACAAATAAACTTATATCTAAAACAATTTAACGAAAGTAACGCGTTAGGTTTTGATAAAAGATTTATAGCAGCTAATTACAATGTAGATTTTGATTTGCTAGGAAACGCATTTAGGCCCACGGCTAAGACATATGCTAAATTAATGTCTGCTATACAAAATAACACATGTGTTGAAGGCAACTGTGAATATGAATATAAGCAATTAAAAATATTAGATGAAGCTCCTCAAGATGCAATTGATTTTTTAAGCGAACTTGTATCTCAATTAAGTATTACAGAAGAGTCTAATTTTGATCCAAACAATAACTATAAATATACAGTTGCTAACTCTATAATGAATACTAAACCTGGTTTTTCTAAAGATCATGGTTATGACATGAAGTTATATATACTTGAAAATGGTTCACTGGAAATTATATTTATGGGTCCTATGTTTGAAGAACCTCTTGTTATAAACAGCTCATCTTTAGATTTACTAGCTAAAGCTGGAACTAGTATTGTAACATCTACACCAAATATAGAAAAATTAATGATGTCTGTTATGCCTCAAACTGGTTTGTTTGAAGGTAATTCTTTACAACAAAACGGTGAATTATCACCTAATGCTGCTATTTCAGATGAATTTGTAATGAAAAATCCAGATGGTTCTTATGATTATGAAATAATAGATATAGGAAATGGTAAAGGTAGAAATATACTTAAGTTTGATTTAGATAAAATTACAAAAAAATCCATGCCTTTTATAAATGCTGAGATAGCTGGTGTATTATCTATAGAACAAGAAGCTATTGCACTTTGGAACGTTTATTTAGCTAAACAAACAAGCGTAGAAGAAGACGATCAAATGGTACAAAACGCTAATGCAGCTGGTGAGAGTTGGAGTTATGAAAAAGATTTACCATTATCACAAGATAAAAAAGTTTTATTTGAACAAAAATTTGTAGAATATTTTATGAATAACTATTTAAAACAATTCATTACAGATAGATTACCTACTGTCGAAGAAGATGCAGCTGTATTTGATTTATCAGAAGCTAGATCTGCTAAAGCTCAAAAATTTTTAAAAGACAATAAATTAAGTTAAATTAAATGACAATAGAACAAAAAACTATAGAACTTCAGTCTGTTAGTCCACCACTAACAAGAGATCAGATTATTGCTGAACTTGGGAAATGGCAAGCAGAGCAATCAATGCAAGATACTGAAGGTGTTTTAGCTGAAAAAGAAACACCTGAAGTTGTTGAAAATCAAGAACCAGTTGAAGAAGAAGTTGTAGAAAACGAAGAGGTAATTGAAAAAGAGGGAAATCAAGAAGTTGTTGCGGAGGAACAGGATGCGACTGTAACAACTACACCGGACAATGCATCCGAGGGAGAAGATACGGAGTCGCCATCGGAAGATGGTTTATCGGAATCACAAGAACCTGAAGAAGAGGAAGAAAGTTATGAAGTAATTCGTAAAAGATTTTTCGATACAGTTCAGAAACAAAAAAACGAAACTGGCAGAAGAAACGCTATAGATACTGCTGTAAAAGACGCATACAAAGATGTAAACTCTGATGTTGAAATAGTAAACTCAGGTGAGGAAGTTGTAGATGGTGATTTTACTTACAAATATCAATCAGAAGTAGATGAAGACGGTAATTTAGATTTACAGGTTTTTTACAAAGGTAAAGACGACAAAGAGTTTATCAACGCTTCAGAGCGCGCTAAAAACAATCCTAAAAATGTAGCTTTGCAAAACCAGGTAGCAGCTATACAGTCTCAATTAGGGTTTTTACCAGCTGAGGTAAAAGAAAAAGCAAATCAACAATTACAGCAAACAAAACTTCAAGATTTTGATCCAAGTAGAGAAGGCACTCAGTCTTTTGATGATATGCTTCTTTATAATTATGAGCAACAGCAGGTTGCAACTAGTAAAGAAAAAGCTGACTTAAAATTTGATTTAAACGAAATTGAAGCTGCTAAAAGTAGAAAAAATTTTCAAGAATTGCTTAATGATCCAGACAATAAAAAACTTGTTGAAACAAAAATAAAAAATAAAAAACAAGAATTAAGTAATAAAATAAACTCTCTTAATCCTAGCGATCCTGAGTATAAAAATAAACTTGCTCAACTTAATAAAGAAATAGAAGAGTTAGATACAGAGCAAGGTGTAATAAAAGTTTTAGGTGAAACTTCTGTGCAAAAATCAATAGATAACATGCTACAAAGCATGCTTCCTGATATTAAACAAAAAGCTAAAGAATCTGTAGAAAGAAAAGAATATGATGTATCTGGATTTGATTTAGCGGGAAAAATAGTAGGTTATACTCCACCTTTATTTAAAAGCGCTGTATCATCTCTTGTTCTTAAAGATGACGCATTTGGTATAGTAGAAGACAAAGAGTTTACAGAGCAAACAGAATTTTATAATATAGCTAAAGCTCAATACGCAAAAAAAAATAAAGTTGATATTAACTCTGTTACAGACGAACAAGTTAAACAAGATGTAGAACAATTATATATAAACAAGTTTTATAAAGAAGAAGAGCAGAGACTTTTAGAGACTTATTCTAAAATAATGCTAGAAATTAACGCAAACTCAATGAGCACAGCGCCAGGCGCCAAATTGTTTTCCTTAGCAACAGGATTTAAAAATTTTCAAGATATTTTTGATGATACTGAAGGTGAAAAAAGAATACAACTAGAAACGGCGGCTAAAGAACTTGACGCTAAATTGTTTATGATAAAAGACAGTTTAGCAACTAAAAATATAGCAAGTAGAAACGTAGAGCTATTTAATATAGCAAACGGCTTTTATAAGACACAAGAAGAAGTTGATGCCGCGCGAGAAAAATTTAATTTGCTAATACAAAGCAATAAAGGAGATATTGAATTTATAAAAAATAATTCAGATGTTTTATCAGATAAAGTAAAAGATGAAGATCAAGCTTTATTATTTAATAATTTGTATAGTAGAAATTATGGTTTTTTAACTGGACTTCCCGGTGGTTTTGCGGCTACTACTTTGGATACGTTTGTAAATGGTTTAGCAGAATATTCTGAAAGAATGAAACTTAATGTATCTGCTTTTGGAACTGTAGGCAAAATTGGTGAAGCAATATATAACAAGTTAACAGGTGAAGATTTAAGTAGAAAATTAACAGATAAATTCACTGGTTCAATTGATAATGTTGTTAATATTATTAACGATGAAATGGCTCTTCCTACTACAATAAACGAAAATAAAAACTTAATGGACTGGGGTAGATGGGCTAGCACAAGTTTTGGTCAGCAACTTCCTATATATGCTGTTTTATATGGAACTGGTGGAGCCGGATTACCTATAATAGGTATGGCTACTGCTGGTAGTAAGTTTAGAGAAATGCAGAAAGAAATTAATCTTGGAACTGCTGATTACAATATATTTCAGATGTATGGTATGGCTCATTTAGTTGGAGGTTCTGCTGTTGCTACAGAATATATAACTCAAGGCATGCTTGGAAGACTTAAGTTTTCTTATCAAAATATTCCAGGATTTAAAGAAGGTTTTAATAATACAATGAAAGGCTTTTTGTCCGCAGGCGGTAGATGGGCTAAAGACATGGGTGAAGAGATACCAAGTGAAATGTTAGATAATCTAATAGGTAACATAGGTGAAAGATACATACTAGGTAAGAAAGATGTAAATCTTTTTGATGGTATGGCGGAAACTGCTCTTAGCACTTTATGGACAGCTGGTGTTGCTGTTAGAGCTCCGCTAATAGGCCAACAATTAGTAGCCCCATTTAGAAGTAAACAATCATATCAAGTTATTGGAGAAAATACAGCTAGAGTGGCGGAATTAAATGAAATGCTTACTACTGGTTTTACAACTGAAGGAGGATTAAGTACTGAAGTTACTAAAACTATACAAGAAGAAATAAACTCTCTTACTGTTGAAAACATGAAAGCTCTAAATAAAGAGTTTCAACGTCTTGATAAAATGACAGATGAAGAGAAAGCAATTTTACTAGAAAATAAGGCTAAAGAATATGAAATAGTAAGAAAAATTCGTGATATAAATAACGATTTTACTCTTGACCAAAAAACAAAAGAACTTACTGTAGAAACGTTACAGAAAAACTTAAACAATATAGCCACCAGCTCTGCTCAAGTACTAGCTCCATATATAATAGCAGAAAATAAAGCTAAAAACGAGCCTATTATAGATGAAGCAATTAAAAACGTAGAGCAAGTAACTAAAAAAGTTTTAGGTGAAAGTATAAATGTTATAGATGACATGAACAATTTGCCAGAAGGTATACCTAAATTTGTTGATGCTTATGTAGATCCTAAAACAAATCAAATATACATAAACAAAGAGTGGGCAGCTTCAGTTGGTGCGGTAACAGCGGCTGAACACGAGTTGTTACATAAAATACAAAAGTCTTTATTTGATACTAATCCTGCAAAAGCTCTTGAGCTTGTAGAAGATTTTAAAAATACTTTAAGTAGCAAAGAGCTTAATTTAGTACAACAAAGAATTGACGCGAACTATCGTTATGAAATGAACGATGATGGTAGTTTTGTACTAGACAAGGACGGCAATAAACAAGAAAAAGATCCTGCTACATATGCAGAAGAATATTTCAATGTTTTCTCTGATCTTGTAGGTAAAAATCAAATAGGTTTTACTGATAACCTAGGTGAAAACCTACTTAGATTTTTAAGAAAATTTAAAGAATTAGTATTAAAACCTGCTGGTTTTACAAACTTAGAATATCAAAATGGTAGAGACGCGTACAACTTTATAAAAGATTACAACAAAAGTATAAAAAAAGGTAAAGTATCTGAAAGAGCAGAGGCTTTAATTAGAAAAGGTACGACAACTACTAGTGATAGAACAACGCCTTCTATAACTACCGCTAGAGGTCAAGAGTTTATAGATCTTTCAAGAGATGGAGTTATTACAAATGAAGGTTTAGTTGAGACTATTAACTCTGAGTCTAGTAATCAAACAGATAGATTTGCCGCAATGGAAGCTATAGTTGAAACTAACTGGCCTGTAATCAGCAAAGGACTAAAGTTTAATCCAACAGGTAGTATACCAATGGACGCTGTTAAGACAGCTGTAACCGAGCAAATGCAAGGTATATTTCCAGGCAGAAACAAACCGTTGCTTGCTGATTTCAATGCAGACACGGCTCAGCTTAATACTTATTTAGGATCGTTGATGCGACAACGTCAAGCTGAAATACTTGAACGTGCTAAACAAATAGGAGGCACGCTGCAGGAAGGCACTAGCATTGATTCTGAAGTAGCCAAACAAGTTATAGATACTAGTACAAAACAAAAAACAACTAAACGATCTAGAACGCCTAAAGCACCAACTGAAACAGTTAAGTATTCTGATACAATTATAGAAAAAGCAGGTGTTAAAGATAAAGGCGAGCTTGAAACTAAAATAACTGAAGCAACTACAGAGAGTTTTAAAGATGTAGAAGTAGATAGATTTGGTCAAACAAAAGATGTGCCACCAGCTGTAGCTAAAATATATGGTGACATGCTTGGTTTAAATCCTGAAACAATTAGTGATAAAACTAGAACATATCAAAACTACGATGAAGCTGGTTTAAATGCTGCTCAAAGATTTTTGTTAGCTAACGCGGCTAGTGATTATGCAAGATTGCCTAAAACTAAAGACGAGACTACTACGCGCGGTAGAGGTACTTTCATACCTAAAAACATGAAAGATGCTCTGTATACTGATGGTAAACTTACAGGTACACTAAAAGATTACATGGATATTCTTAGAAGCAAGCCTACAGGTAAGTTATATAGAGACAGTAAATATGCTCAACTAATACGAGGTTTATTAAATACTCATATTAGAAATCGTATGTTTGAAACTTTAGTGCCTACAACACCTCAAAGATTACGTGGTGGCGCTAAGTTTAGTATTACGCAAGCGCAAAGACCTGGTGTATACACAGCTGCTTTAGGCGAGCAAGGTGTTAAAGTAATGAGAAAGGCTGCTGAAAAGTTTGCTAAAGATAATAATATAAAAGTTGAGTTTGAAGGCCAGGAGTTAACAGTGGATAACTTTAAAGCAACAAACCCTAAAGCTATAGAATATTTAAAAAGAAATATAGAAAATGAAATGTGGAAATATATTCCACTAGAATCTTTAACTAGAGGAACTATGATAGATTATAGTTCTAAAGGTAATGCTATATTTTTTAATAGTGAACAATTTGATAATATACTTAAAAACGCTGAAAAAAATAGAAAAGCTTGGTTAGATCAAGGTAATACTCTTTCATACAATGTAAAAGAAGTTAACGTGGCAAAAGCGGCTAAAAGTCCTTCTGTTGTTTCTAATCGCTATTCTAAGCCTTCTGCACAGAAGAAAGTAGATGACAATTATAAAGGTGTTAAAGCTATATTGCAGGGCGGGGCAAATGCTATAAAAGCAGACCCAGCCAATTATTTATCTTTACTAGCTATTTATGGAACTCAATCTGTTTCTACTTCTCATTTAGTAAGAAACATGGCTGTAGATAAAGGTGTTAGTGAAGAATACATAAAAGCTAAACGTGATAAAAGTGGTAAAACTGTAAAAGAGCACGTTGATCCTTCTAATGACATGTCCTCATTAATGTATACAGCTCAACTTTATGATGACGTAGACTTTTTAATGCCTGTTATTGAGAAAGTTTATTTTCAATTAGGTATAACAGAAACACAAGATAATAAACTAGTAGATACCGATGGTAGGTATGGTGAGTCATATAATTACAAAGAAACTCAAACACAGTTTTTTTATGATGAATTAAAAGAGTATTTTAAAACTGGTGATGTAAGTAAAATACCAAATGCATTAGTAAGATATTTTAATCCTCAAGTAAATAGAAATTCTAGTGGAGACGGCGTACAAGGTTTAAACTCTAATAACTTTTACATAATGGGTAAAAGTGTAGCTGAAATGTTTACACGTCAACTACCTAAATCAGATCAAAACTCTAACAACATATATGTTCAAAATGAACTTACATATAAAGTTATGACTGGTGAAATAACTCAAGCAGAGGCAGTTAAAAGACTTGATGCTCAGATCAGCTCTGGTAATGCTAAAATTAAACCTAGTATTACAAATAACAATATGCAACCCAATAGCTTGAAGTTTAGTGATAAAGCCGCTGGTAACAGTGTACTTGTTACTGACGAGCTAAACACTCTTGACAAAGCTTTAGCTGAAGGTAGAAAAGTAGATAAACCTGTTAAGAAAATAAGAGTATTTGATTTTGACGATACATTAGCTAGATCTAATAGCAAGGTTATTGTTATAAATCCATTATCTAGTATTGACAGTGATATGCTTGATATTATATCTAGAAGAAAATTTAAAAAAGAATTTGAAAACTTACCAAGTTTTAAACAAAACTTTAATAGCTTAAATGAACAACAAAAACTAGAGGTTTTAAAAGAAGTTCCAGGAGGAACTAAAGAAATAAACGCAACTCAATTTGCTGAACAAGCTGCCACACTTGAAGAGCAAGGTGCTACGTTTGATTTTAGTCAATTTGAGCAAGTTATTGATGGCAAGAAAGGACCTTTATTTAATGTTGCTAAAAAAATAGCAGACACAAGAGGTACTGAAGATTTATTTATATTAACAGCTAGACCACAAAGTGCAGCTGGTCCTATAAAAGCTTTTATGAAAGCTTTAGGTATTAATATACCTTTAGGTAACATAACAGGCTTAGCCGATGGTACCGCTGCTGCAAAAGGTAGATGGATCGCTGGTAAAGCAGCTGAAGGTTATAATGACTTTTATTTTGCAGATGATGCTAGTAAAAATGTTAAAGCAGTTAAAGATGTATTAGATCAAATAGATGTTAAGTCTAGAGTGCAACAAGCTAAGTTTAGTAAAACAAGTACATTTGATACTATAGTAAATCAAATGATTGAAGATTCTTCTGGCATTGAATCATTTAAACAATTTTCTGCTGCTAAAGCTAAAACAGTAGGTAGAGATAAAGGTAGATTTGATTGGCTTACAATGGCTTCATCAGCTGAAGATTTCAAGGTTTATTATATAGCTTGATAGGTAACGGTAAGAAAGGAGAAGCTCAATATGAGTTCTTAAAAACAAATCTTATTGACACATATAATAAAGCTGAAGATTCTATAACTCAAGCTAAGATAGCTGCGGCTAATGATTTCATGGCTTTAAAAGAGCAGTTCCCAGGTTTACCTACAACTTTAGAAACAGAAACAGGTGTTGGTAAATTTACATATCAACATGCGCTTCGTACTTACATGTGGACTCAGCAAGGTATGTCAATACCTGGACTTTCAAAAGCTGACACTAGAAAGCTTAACAAGTTTATAACTGATGAAGCTAAGCTTCAGGCTTTTGCGGATCAACTAATGTCAATACAAAAAGGTAAACCATATCCTAAGCCCGGTAAAGATTGGTTAGGTGGTAATTTAACTACAGATATTATTGGTGGTATAAATGACGTTAACCGTAAAGAATATCAACAAGAGTTTAGAGAAAATGTAGATATTATATTTTCACCTGAGAATTTAAACAAAATGGAAGCTGCTTACGGCACAAGATGGCGTAAAGCTTTAGAGAACACATTAACTAGAATGAAGGCTGGTACAAACAGACTTGGTTACAATGATCAAACAAGCGCTGTTTTAGATTGGGTTAACAACTCTGTTGGTGCTGTAATGTTCTTAAATACAAGATCTGCACTACTTCAAACAATTTCTGCTGTAAACTTTATAAATTGGGGTGATAATAATATTATAGCCGCAGGTAAAGCGTTTGCAAACCAAAAACAATTTTGGGGAGATTTCATGACGCTCATGAACTCTGACTATTTAACACAACGTAGAAATGGTCTTAAAATAAACGTAAGTGAATCTGAAATAGCAGATGCTGTAAAAGATTCTAAGAACAAAGTTAAATCTGCTATAGCGTTTTTATTAAGTAAAGGTTTTGTGCTTACAAGATACGCAGATAGTTTTGCTATTGCTTCAGGTGGTGCTACTTTCTATAGAAATAGACTTAATAAGTATATTAAAGAAGGTATGAGCAAAGAGTTGGCTACAGAAAAAGCTTTTCAAGACTTTAGATTAGTTGCGGAAGAAAGTCAACAGTCTAGTTCGCCTGATAAAATTAGTATGCAACAAGCTTCTGCTGCTGGTCGTGTTATACTTAACTGGGCAAATACACCAATGCAGTATGTTAGAATACAAAAAAGATCAATACAAGATCTTATTGCTGGTAGAGGCGATGCTAAAACACATATATCAAGAATAGCATATTACGGTGTTATGCAAAACTTAATATTCAATGCTTTACAACAAGCATTGTTTGCTATAGGTTTTGGTGATGATGATGAAGACGAAGAAAAAAGTGCTGCTAAAAAGAAACAAGATGGCAAGAAAATAGCTAGAGTAGCTAATGGTATGATTGATTCTCAGTTAAAAGGTTTAGGTATTGCAGGTATGGCTATGGTTGCTGCTAAAAATTCTTTAATGAAAATATATGAAGAATCTAGTAAAAACAGACCTGAGTATGAAAAAGCAGCTATAGAGGCTCTTAGTTTTTCACCAGCTATTAGTTCTAAATATAGAAAAATTGTAGGTGGGTTAAAAAGTTTTAGCTGGAACATGAAAGAAATAAAACAAAAAGGTTTTAGTCTTGATAACCCAGCTTATTTAGCAGGTGCTCAAATTATAACAGCTACAACAAATATACCTATTGATCGTGTTATTAAAAAAGCTAATAATATAAGAGGTATAATGAGTGAGCAATCACAAATGTGGCAAAAAGTTTCTATGGCACTAGGCTGGTCTTCTTATGACGTTGGTTTACCTTACTACGGTGGTTGGGATAAGCCAGTTGAACCTACAGAAGCAGAGCGTAAAAAGCAAGAGATTGATGTTATGAAACGCGATACTAATACCGCTGAGCAAACACAGATGCTTCTTGATTTAGGTCTTGATAAAAAACAAATTAAAGCATTGCGTTATGAAGACGCTAGAGTTAAAAAAATAATTGAATTACAAAAAAAGAAAAAAGATGAGTAGTCCTTTATATGGTAAAATAAGCTCAGCTTGTAAGGCTGCTGCAAAAAGAAAATTTAAGGTTTGGCCTAGTGCTTACGCTTCAGGTTGGGGCGTAAGATGTACTAAAGCTGGTGGACCTAGTAACTTTGGAGGTAAAAAGAAATAATGGCTTATAAACAAAAAACACCAATGATGCATTGTGCTGCAACTGTAATGCACTCAAAGCCGTGGAATAAAATGCGCAATAGAACTGCTGCTGTATCTGGTAGAGGTGACGGTAATAAAATCGGTTTAGCACATGCAGAAGAAAAAAGATCTCCACTTAATAAACAAAAAGGTGGTGGTACAACTAAAACTTGCTTACCAGCTTCTAAAATAAGAAGTATGAGTAAAGAACAAAGAGAAAAGCTAGTAAACTCTAAAAAATCCGCTGGCGCAAAAGGTAAATATAAAAGATCGTCTAAAACAAATGTTAAAGGCGCTCGTAAAAAAGGAGCTACACTCAGAGACTGGTTTGAAAAAGAAGACTGGAGAAGAGTAGATGATCCATCAAAAAAATGCGGAGAATAAAATGAGTTTATCAGATATGAAGCTATACGCTATGAGCGTAGGTACACTAGGCGTTACAACCTTTACACAAATAGAAGACGGTTTAAAAATTTTATTGTTACTTATAACTATAGGGTATACAATATCTAAATGGGTTAACATTAAAAAAGAAAAAGAAGATTGAAATATTTTAAGCTAGAAGAGTTTGATTCACCTGATGAACCAGGTAGCGGTAGGCATATGAATAAAGAAATAATATATATGCTAGATGCGGTAAGAAAAGAATATGGTAAACCTATTAGAGTAAATTCTGGTTATAGAACAAAAGCTAGAAATAAAAAAATAGGTGGTGTTGCAGATTCTTCACACGTAAAAGGTTTAGCTGTTGATATATCATGCACAACATCTAGCGATAGGTTTAAACTATTAAGCTTATTAACAAAGACCGGTTTTAAAAGAATAGGTGTCGCTAAATCTTTTATACATGTAGACATCGATAAAGATAAATCACAAAATGTAATTTGGACATATTAATATGAAATCACCTGTAGAAATAAAAGAAAAAGCTTACGAAAAGCAAAATAGAAAAATGCGGTCAGAGTATACATCTGAAACCGGTAAGAAATTAGGTAAGAGACTTACAAAAGGAACTAACAAGCGAAGAGTGTCATTTGCTTGTAGATTTGCGGGTATGGCTGGAGCAATGAAAGATGCTAAAGGCGAACCAACTAAAAAAGCAATGGCACTAAAAAAATGGGGTTTCGGTAGTGTAGAAGCTGCTAGAAACTTTTGTCAAAAAAATAAAACTAAAAAATCATGAGTTCACCATTTCAAAAAGGATTTATAGAAAAATCGCCTATAGATAAAAAACTAGTAGGAAAACAAAATAGATTACCTGAAGAATTAAAAGCTAAGATATTAGCAGCACCAGAAGATAGTCCAGTTAAAAAAGAAAAAGATCCTAGAGAAAAAGTAAAAGACACTATAAGAGTTTCTAATAAATATAAGAAAGGAGACTATGTAGAGGAGTTTGAATTAGAAGACGCTGTTAAAAAACAAACTGGAAAATATCCACAGCTTAGTGCTCAAGATTACTCTACAGTTAAAAAAGATAAAAAAGGTAACTACGTAACACACTTAAAAGATGAAAAGTAAATCACCATTTAAACAAGATAAATGCGCAGCGGCTTGGGAAAAGAAAAAAGCAAGCTATATGTCTAGAAAATCTAAAACGTCGATAAGAAGAGTTGATGGTAAGATGGAAAAATATGAAAAACCTATTAGCGCAGAAGATAATTTAGCAGAATACAATAGAGAAAAAACTGAATTTGAATGTGTAAACGGTAAAATTCAAATGAAAAAAACAGACGACGCTGAACGTCCAATTAAAGATTAAATATTATGGGAAAATTATTAGTAAAACTAGGTTTATGGATGCAAGCTTGCTGGTGTAAGTGTTGTTGTAAATGGAACTGGTTAGTTTCAAAATTAGTTATAAATGTAGCAGACTGTCCAGTAGCGGAGTGTGTCTGTAAAAAATAAATATTATGGCATTTTCAAATAAATTTATGAATAATAGTCCTCTTAGAAAAGAAGAGCCTAAAGATGAAGATAATTTAGAATATACAACTAAAAGTGACTCTAAAATGTCTGATGCAGAATATGCAAAACACTTTGGTGAAGGATCTATTCATAGACCTAATTTAGATGAAGTAATTGTTAATGCACCAAAAAATAAAAAAGTTGGAGAAACAGCTTTAGTTGATACATCTAAAGGATCTAGTTTTCCAACTGGAGCAAGCACAGAGACTATTAAAAAATGGTATGCTAATAATCCTCCAAAAGATACTATCACTAAAGTAGAAGGGAAAAAGCGAAGGCCCAGTGGTAAAGAATTTCTTGAAGATTTAAGAACATTAACTGGAAACCCTCTTGATGGAATTAGATCTGTTTTAAAAACAGATAAAAATGGAGGTGATTTTCCAACTTCATTACAAGATCTTAAAGCTCTTAAAGAATTAGCTGATAAAGATGATGGAAGTGTTAATAGTAAACAGGCTAAAAGCATATTATCAAGAAGTCAAGGGATTAATACAGTCTCATCATTTTTACCTCCTGTTTTAGCAGCTGATACAGCAGCGAGTTTAATTAGTGGAGATCCTGTTGCTGCAATTCTAAAAAAAGGTAAATATTTTAAACCTGTAAGTAAAATTCTTAAAAAAAATAAGCTTGGTAAACAAATATACGACAGTTTAGATGAAGTTTATTATGGCTATAAAGGAACTAAAAAATTACTATAAGGAACAAAGATAACTGGGCGTACCATACCCAAAAGTTCCTGTAACCGAAGGGGATCTCAAACGAGGTCCCCTTCATTGTTTTTATCCGTCACAGGCAATACAATCTTCACTCATAGCTT